TAGCGTGGATGCAAATGCAAACAAGTATCTATTCAATGAAACGATCAATAGAGATCACCCAGAATTGCAATGGAAGATGTTATGTGCCGCCAGTCCAGGGATCGGAAAACAATTCCATAGTTGGATCCCACACCTGAATGCAAAGATCACAAAACTCCGAGAGCCTGCCACCAAGAAAGAAGTCAAAGATTATTTTGCCAAAGTATATGCAGGGCTAAAAGCTGATGTGCTTGAAGATGTTGCCACAAGCTATACGCAAAGTCAGCGTCACCAACATAACTTGGCAAAAATGTACCCGAACATGAAGCTCGAGGATATTGAACAGCTATCTAAAATTGTAAGCGAGAAAGACATTGAAGAATACGAAAGAGACTCCGGTAATTGATGCCGAAGAGTATCGCTGTGAACACTGCAAGAGGTCATTTGTAAGACCGTCTAGTTTTATAAATCACATGTGCGAACAAAAGCGCAGATGGATGGACAAAGACAAACCTCAGAATCGTATTGCATTCTCTGCGTGGTTAAATTTTTATCGAACAGTTCAGCCGTCAAGAAAGAAAAGAGAATACGTCGATTTTATCGGCAATGCCTACTATCGAGGCTTTGTAAAGTACGGAACTTATTGCGTAGAGGCCCGTGTAGTTAACCCAGAACAATATGCAGAGTATCTACTCAAAGAAAAAGTACCACTGGATAACTGGAACAGTGATAAGATTTATACTAAGTATCTGATCTTTCACCTGCGCAGTGAAGATGGCGTAGACGCAGTACGTAGAAGTATAGACAATATGCTTACACTAGGCGAAAATGAAAATGTCGAACTAAGAGATGTCTTTAGATACGTCAATGCAAATAAAGTATGTCAGTACATATGTTCAGGCAGAATCAGTCCGTGGGTGTTGTATCTTACCACAAGCGGCGTAGAATTTCTCTCTAAGTTGAATGATGATCAACGCAGCGTTATCTTTGAGTACATTGATCCAGAGAAGTGGAATATTAAGTTCAAGCGTGATTCAGCAGAGACCGCTAGTGTGAGTTCAATTTTAAAACAAATACAAGGCTTATAATGACAAAACGTTTTGTCAGCGACGTAGATATTGACCTAGGTGACCGTGGCCTCTTGCTGCAACACCTAGACGTGACTGCCGCATCGTTACAAGGTGACACGGTTCGCAGGCACAATAGCGGCGTGTACGTCACTGATATACCATATGACTGCGTTAATAACTTAGCTGCAATAGATTATGTAGCAGCAGAGGATCGTGGGTATGTCAAGCTAGATTTTCTTAATGTATGGTTATATAAACACATTAAGAGCGAAACTCATCTCGTAGAAATGATGAAGGAGCCTGCGTGGGAAAAACTTCTAGATCGAGACTTCTTTGAAAAGCTTATTCATATTGGCAATCACTATGACACTATGATCAAGATGGAGCCGATAACAAGCATTCCTAGATTAGCAATGTTCTTGTCATTGATAAGACCTGGCAAGAAACACTTGATTGGCAAATCTTGGCGGGAAGTGGGAGAAACTATATGGAAAATAGACGATGGTGGTTACAGCTTTAAGAAATCACATGGTGTTGCCTATGCGCACCTGGTAGTAATTCATATGAACCTACTAGCAGAGGATAGTTCAGTGCTACAGCATGCGTTTGACTAAGGTAATTGATTTGCGCTTGATGCGCTTTTTTGCAAGATCACTCATGCTAGTTGTAGGGCCGTGTAGTATCTCTAGCCCTTTGTTGTTGAAAGTTTTGAGATAAGGTCTGAATACTACCCAATCTTCTTTTAGAAAAATATTGATTGGTATTAATCGATTACTTTCCCACCACCAGTTTTCTCCTAGTTCAAGAAAAGTTGCTTTTAGATCAAGATTTATAATACTGCCGTAGTCATAAAACGTAGTAACTATATCATCACGATTTTGAACGATACCAACGTACTCTGTATTTGCATAAGTGCAAACAGTGATGAAGGGGTGGTTTTCGCTTAGCTTCTGGAAAAAATCATTGATCATATGAGTATATTTATACAAGGTGATAAATACTAAAAAGGAATTTATCGTGACAGCACAAACACAAGTTTATCTATACAACCAGCGGCAGCTTGTGGTTTTATTACAAACGTTAGGAGCTGGCGATTCTAGGAGATATGAAGTGGTATACAGTAAGAACTTAACGATCAGTCGAGGTGTGGATAACATTCTTGAATTCGCCTTTGTAAACCAGAATCAGAAACCGGTTGATGTCAACGGCAAAAGTATTACCTGCCGAATACTAAACCCAACAGGCACTGAGATCCTAATACAAAAGACACTGGACCCTATATTTCCAATCACTGGAATCATGTGCCTACGTCTAAGCAGAGATGATATTGAAAACATCAACCAGCAGTATTGCTATTACAGCCTAGAGATTCCAGTTGGTCAGTTTGATTATCCTGTGTTCGTGGATGCTCAAGGCGGCGCCCGCGGCGATATTACAATTGTAAATTCAGTTCTGCCTTCATTTGTACAAAGCAAAGAAGTTACTATTCCAAGTCATCCACCGCCATTAGGTCAGAGTGGTAACGTAAATCCTCAGGTCGCACCTCCAGGCTCAGGTCAGCCAGTAACTTATTATAGCTCGACCATCAATACGTTAGATTCACCAATCTTGTCCACGCAAGTGTTCATGACTAAATTCACTGGCAATATTGAATGGCAAGGCAGCACCCTTGCAGATTTTAGTTTATTTTATCCTATCACTGCACCAGTTGTATACACTGACAACACAACAACTGAAGGGTTCAACATTGTTGGCTATCACCCGTACGTCAGACTCAAAATTATCAACGAAGGTACGTATCCAGTTATTCCAATTGGACCTCCTGGCAATCAGGTGCCTGCACTACAAGGCGATATCACAAGAATTCTGGCTAGATAACTTGTCCAAATAACTTGATTTTTACCTAAAGACATAGTATAATATGCTATGTCTTTTTATATTTGTAATCCATGACCAATCTAATAATCGAAACATCTGTGCAATTGTGGCAACATGGCAGGAAGCTTAGACGCACTGGCAACGGTTGGCTCAGCGGAAACGCCGTTTGCTGTGAACACAATAATCAGACCCGAGATCGCCGCGGTCGTGGCGGCTTACATACGTCAGGCGAGGCTGTAAGCTGGCACTGCTTCAACTGTGGCTTTAAAGCCAGCTATACAGAAGGCAGAATGCTTAGTCACAGATACAAAAAGCTGCTAGGCTGGTTAGGCGCTGATAAAAACACAATCGACAAACTAACAATTGAAGCGATCAGAGTTCGAGAAGAATCGATGGGTGCCACTCACTATCTGAACAAAGTTCAGACTAACCTAGAGATTAAATTCAAGACCACGCAGCTGCCTGAGGGTAGTGAAGAGTTAGATGCTAATAACCCACAACACGACAGGTACGCACAATATTTGGTGTCCAGGGGCCTATCACCAGACAGCTATACGTATTACGTAACTCCCGCTGACGCGGGTCGCAACGCTGATAGAATTATTGTTCCGTATTACTATAACGGACAACTTGTCGGTAATACATCAAGATTTATCGATGACCGCAAGCCTAAATACATCTCTGATCAACAACGTGGCTATGTATTCAACATAGATGCTCAGCCGAGCGACTATCAGGTGTGTATCATGGTAGAAGGTCAGTTTGATGCAATCGCTATTGGAGGCTGCGCATACATGGGCAGCACTATTTTAGATGAGCAAGCAAACGTCATAAGTAGACTACGCAGAAAAATTATTGTAGTACCGGACAGAGACAAAACTGGCATGGAAGTATGCGAACGAGCACTAGAGTTAGGATATCACATTAGTATACCGCCATGGCCAGCTGATATCAAAGATGTCAATGATGCAGTCAAGCGATACGGTAGACTAGCAACCACGATGAGCATACTTCAAAGTGCTACCAGCAGTAGAATCAAAGTAGAAATGACAAGGAAGAAATTTACGTGACAGCCGTTGAATATACCAGAGATATACAAGAGCTATTTTTGCGAATGATGTTGACTGACGCTCAGTTATTTACACGAGTCAGTAACATTATGAATGCAGATAACTTTGAGCGTAGCCTAAGGCCGGCGGCAACGTTCCTAGTTGAGTTCTCAGAAAAATACAATGCAATCCCAGACCCAGGTCAGATCAAAGCGACCACTGGTATTGATATTGCCCTGATCCCAGGAATGCGAGACAGTGATACAGAGTGGTTCCTTGACGAGTTTGAAAAATTTACCAAGCGCCAAGAACTAGAACGAGCGATTTTAAAATCAGCAGAGTTGCTTGAGAAAGGCAACTTTGATCCTGTTGAAAAGCTGATCAAAGACGCAGTTCAAATCTCACTCACAAAAGACATGGGCACGGACTATTTTGCCGATCCCAAGGCCAGATTGAACGCAATTAGAAACAACAACGGTCAGATTTCAACAGGTTGGCCATGCTTAGACGGTAAGCTGTACGGCGGTTTCAATCGTGGCGAACTTCAAATCTTTGCAGGCGGCTCAGGCTCAGGTAAATCCTTGTTCATGCAGAACTTATCAGCCAACTGGATGCAGATGGGCCTCAACGGTGTGTACATCACACTTGAATTGTCAGAGCAACTTACAGCATGGCGTATTGACTCCATGGTCACTGATGTTGCGACTCGTGATGTATTCAAGAACATTGACGATGTTGAACTGAAAGTTAAAATGTCTGCAAAAAAGTCAGGCAAATTCTACATCAAGTACATGCCTGCGCAGTCAACTGTGAACGATATTCGCTCGTATATCAAGACCCTACAGATGGAAAAGGGTATCAAGATCGACTTTCTATGTATTGACTATCTTGATCTGCTGATGCCGGTGTCGACAAAAGTCAGTCCTAGCGACCTGTTCATCAAAGACAAGTATGTAAGTGAAGAATTGCGCAACTTGGCCAAAGAGTTGAACGTGTTGTTCGTGACAGCTTCTCAGTTGAATCGTAGTGCAGTTGAAGAAGTCGAGTTTGATCACTCGCACATCTCTGGCGGTATCTCAAAGATCAACACAGCAGATAACGTGTTTGGCATCTTTACAAGTCGTAGTATGCGTGAGCGTGGCCAGTATCAGATTCAGCTTATGAAGACTCGAAGTTCGTCAGGTGTTGGCCAAAAGATCGATCTATCATTTGACGTTGAAACACTCAGAATCTTTGATGACGGTGACAGCTCTGGTTATGTTGCAACTGCACAAAGTGCGTCTACCATACTCAATAGAATCAAGACCAGCAGTGCAGTGTCAAATGCAACCCCAGACGATGAGGGCTACGCACCTCAGAAAAAGGTCGTTGCAAACGTACAATCTACCGCGCTGAATGCAATGTTGAATCAGATCAAAACTCAGAAATAAACAGTCTTTACTTTGACCATAAGATAAATACTCTATCATGAAAAAGAATACAAAAAGTTTGCTCGAGGAATTAGAGAACGTCGCTGCTAACAGGGACACTCAACATATCATTGAGAACAGGGCACACAATGTGATTGCCAGTGCTATACATTTACTAGAAGTAATTGCTAGAAATTATACACCTGAACAAACTGCTATTCTTGAGCGTAAACTACTTATAGCGATTAAAAATCGTGATGGCGACAAGTTCGCTAAGAGTTTGAAACGATCAAAGGGTCAGGAATGAGAGCAAGAGACTTAAAAAAGAAATCGATTGATGAGGGAATACTAGATGCAGCGTATAATGTGTACAAGGCATCTGACCTAGGCCGCCAGAGGGCTGCAAGTGCTGCAGAAAAATCTGCTCAGACTACTTTCGAAAAGAACATTGTCAATCTACTCACTAGGGCAATACTATCTGGTTCTGTCATTCAGCGTCAACGACCTGCGCCGGAGAAAGGAATTCCAACGGCAAACAACCCATTTGGAAAGCCACCATCTGACACTCAGACAGATACTCCGACCGATCCAAAAATGCCGACTGCTAATAATCCATTTCCAAGAAATGAGTCAAAGAATTATCAAATCTTTGACAGATTACTTGAAACTCTAGTAAATGAGGCTGGCCCTCAGACAGTGGGAAATGCTCCTGTTAGTGCGAGAAATACTCCAAACGCTGCTAACCCAAATTCATTTGTTCAATCCGGAAATCCCACTATGGCATTTAAGCCTGGTGCAGTAGCTCAAACTATTAATCAGTATGTAGTAGCACTGGCTCGTAAATATCGTTGGCAAGACAATACAGAGCTAAAAACAAATGCAGAGAGAATTTCACAAGAAATAGAACAAGAGTTGTCATCTCCTGACGTATTTAAAAAAATCACTTCTGCAATTCAGCAAAAGAATTCTCAAGCCATCGCACAAATCATTCAAACAAATACTAAAGACCTGACGGATCAATTATTTAACACAATGTATCAGTGGGAACAGGTTGGTCAAGATACTGGAGACTCTGAACGGATGCAGAGATATCAAGCACAACTTGATAAAATGTCAGACTTTCTTAAGCAAGCATCGCAAAATCCTGATGTTTTGAAAACACCAGCAGGACAAAAGTATCTAGAGGCAATGGGTATTCTGGCACGACAGGTAAACAAAAATGACTCCGAGAGTTAAAGATTTTGCAAAGTGCGGCTGCGGCAGAAGCGAAAGCGGCTTCTGTGATGGCAGTCATGCACTTACAGTTGAAGAGTACACCGTTCAACTAATGTCCAGAACTCCAGAGTACGCCCTATTTCCAGAAACCGATTCTGAGAAACCTATCCCATACGCTCCTACGTAAATTATAGCGTGATGCTCAGCCGCTCTAAATAAGAGCATGAATATCAAATGTTACACGCTGTATGATATTACCAAGAGCAATATCACATTTAGAAAAAAGTTTGCCGAGTTCGTCAATGAAGACGAGCGCAAGTCACGTAGTCAGCAATCTAATTTCGAGACCATCTTGCAAATCATCAACATGCGTAGTCAACCCGAGAATATCAGTGAAGTTGAGCGCATTCAAGTTGACGTGAAAAAGCTGGACGAGTATAAATTTGGTTACTTGTATCAAAAAGATCATAAAAAAGTAAAGACTGCCACTGTCTGGAAGTTTATGTTTTCGATTGAGCATCCAGATGCATTTCATAATGGCATCGAGGAACTGGGAAACTTATTGGCAGACTGTGAGCAAGTTCCTATGATTTCAGGCCTAGATGAATCATTTGCACTGCCACCGCAAATGAACATTACCAGTGAACTGAAAAATATCTATTTTGAGATTGTAAAATGAATAAATCACAGCGAGTACTGCGGGATTTGGAAACAGTTGTTGCACATACTTTTGAAAAATTGATGGACTCGGTAATTATAAAAGTTGGCGAGCAGTACTCACTTTTCAATAAATATGGTATTACCAGATTGGAATCGGGAATTTCAGTTTTTAGACGTAGAGATCACGCAACAGTCACGTTTGACAAGATGAAACATGCGGTAATCTGGATAATGCTAGACTACGACAACCGATTTCACGAGCGTGATAAGATGAAACAACTGGATGGAATGCTGGCTAGTATCACCGTGGACAAGAAGATCCATGAGAACTTAAAAGCAAAACACAGAGCAGACCTTGAATTATTTTTGCTGTACAAGACAAAACTAGACGCAGATCGCAACAAAGAAAAACAAATAATTGCTGAGATTGATAAATACTATCAAATGGCAAATACTATTGGCCACACACAAGGAAATAAAAAATGAACTTAACTGAATTGGCTCAGCCTAAGAAAAAACAAGCACAAAGAGCACTACGTGAACACTTCGAGATAAATATTGACCTTAATGGCATGAATGCTCAAAAGACTCGTGCAATGCTACTAAAAGTACGTGGACTCTTAAAAGAGTCAACACGATCAGCACACGGCACAAACGCATCACCAGCGCACCTTAAGCTGGTCATGATGGAACAGATGCTCGCACAGCACTACACAGATGTACGTGTACAAGCAAGAATCGTCACAGAGAACGAAGAAGTCGAGAAGTCACAGGTTATTCTTGCGGCTCAAGACTTGTGTGATCAACTGCAAAAGATGGTTGAGCAAATCTCCAAGATGAATGCAGAAGAGTTGCCCGCAGTAGTAGGCGGCATTTCAAATGAGATCGGCACTTCAGAATCTGAGGCTTACAATCAAAGCGTATCCGAAGCCCTGACTACCCTGCTTGCAGCAGTTACAGCAGCAAAAGGCAGCTTAACTTCATCACTGGGAGTAATCACAGGCGAAGGTGGCGGCGATATGATGGGCGGCGACGAAGGTTTCGGCGGCGGCGAGGAAGAATTCAGCGGCGAAGAGCCACTACCTGGCGGCGGCGAAGAAGAGTTCTCCGGCGAGGAAGAGATGGATGCCGTGCCTGAATTACCAGAGCCTGAAGAAGAACTAGGCAGTGCTGGCAGAGAGCTACGTTAAAGTGAGACTTTACGAATTCATCGATGATGATAGTATGCGTGTAAAACTGACTGGCATTATCAGTCAGATACACGCTAAGTCGCAGGACCAGGGTTTCAAAAAGCCCTTTTCGCTGACAGCTCTGCTAAACATTCTCAGCGCATCAGGAATCCCACTCGACGAGCAACAGTTTCGTGAGATGGTCAAAGAAGACCCACTGAAGAACTTGATCTCAAATATCAAAGGCAACAGCGTGATATTCAAGGGCGAGGGCGATAGCGATGATGAGCTAGAAGAACCCGGCGCAGACACCAATGTTCTTGATAAAATGGCAAAACGTGCTGCCGACAAACGTGACTAATTAATCCAATAACATTGACTCCGCTCTCTGTCTGTTGTATAATAGCTACATGACATCCTTATACATTCCAAAATTTGATTACAAACCGCTTACTCGTGAAAACGTCAATGGTAAGCGGCAGTACAATACCCCTGATAACAAACGAGTGCCGTCAGTCACTACGATTCTCTCTGCGACTGAGCCTCAAGAAAAACGGGACTCCCTCAATCAATGGCGCAAACGTGTAGGTGTTGAAAAAGCCCAAGCAATTACAACTGAAGCTGCGAACAGAGGCACCAGGATGCACTCTTACCTAGAAACATACGTCAAAGAAGGTAAGGTAATCGATAGACCCGGCAATCCGTACAGCTGGGCTAGTCATGCAATGGCTCAGGTCGTTATCGAACAGGGCCTAGGGAATGTGCATGAATTCTGGGGTGTTGAAGTTCCTCTTTATTTCCCATCAATCTATGCAGGCACGACTGACTGCTGTGGAATTCATGCAGGCACAGAATCTATTCTTGACTTCAAGCAGACTAACAAGCCAAAGAAAGACGAGTGGATCGATGACTACAAGATTCAACTTGCTGCATACGCTACGGCACACAATGAAGTTCATGGCACTAACATTCGCAAGGGCGTTGTGCTGATGTGTGTCAAGCCAGTACAAGATGAGAAGACATTCGAGATCATCACTCCACCTCAATATCAAGAGTTCATCATCGAAGGCACTGACTTTGATTACTGGACCAATCGCTGGTGGCAGCGTGTAGAAGAATACTACATTAAACACGCATAAGCATTTACATTTGGTATGATAAATAGTG